ACTGGGCTGTCATCGCTGCCCAGATACTTCCATGACAGGCCCCATGCTTTGAAGCGTGGGTCACGCACGTACTCCTCGTTGGTCTGGTGTGTGAAGCCCAGCTTGATGTGCTGTGCCCGGCCCCACGAAGTCTCGAAGTCCAGCACGATGGCTTGGTCGTATGGCGCGCTCAATTAAACATCTCCTTGGGTGGTGCATCGCGCATGGTCAGCGCCTGCGTCATATCGTATGCGTGGCTGACCATGTCGGCCATCTCCAGCTCGTCAGCGCCAACGGAGAACGTCATCATTGACTCCCCAGTATCGACCAGCACAACGGCTTTGCAGGGTAATGTGTCGTCGTAGCACTTGGCCAACATCATGATGAGCTTTGCGAAGTGTGTGCGCAGCCCCTCTTCTTGTTTGCCCAGATTGTCGATCGTGGCGTCCCATGTCTCTTGTGTCAGCTTATCCATGTCAGCAACCTTTCTTCCAGTTCATCAAGGCAGGTCTCGTTCACCACGAACGTGAACCCGCCAGCGTTACAGATCGCAAGCAACTCACGCTCTTGCAGCGCAGTCGTCTTGCCTTTACCAGCCTTGCACTCGATGGCAATGAACTTGCCGTTCTTGCAGCCGATGATGTCGGGGATACCCGAGCGCCCAAGCCCCATGCCCGGAGGCATGAAGTAGTAGATGCCGTGCTTGGCCAGCACCTTGCGCACCGCAGCTTTGACCTTGCCTTCAGGTGTTGTTGCCATTTTGAACCTCCGCAAGTTTGAGTGCGTAATGACGCGCCTTGTTGGCGTCGTCGCTGTCCTTCTTGCCTTGGCGCATGGCGTACTTGATGACGTTCCCTTTGAGGAAGCCAGCGAACTCCTCGCGGGTGAGCACGGCCTCCATCACAGCCCACGGCTGGATGCCCATGTCTTTGTAGTGGTGGCCACCAACTTGCAGGGCGTCTGCTGTGGTGCCGTTGATTCCTTCTTTGAGTGTCATTGCTTTCTCCTTCGTTTGGGTTCAGGTGGGGGACAGTTCTCTGGTGGTACAACGACACACCAGATGGCCATCGGGGGGTTACCGTTTTGCCGCACCCATCTGTCGATGTAGGTGTCAGGCATTGTGCTGAGCAGCCTTCGGATGTTGCTCGGTTCTCGCTCAAGGTAGTTGGCTATTGTGCCAACATCCAGCCCGTCAGGGTTGTCCCTAAGCAGGGTTCGAAGCGATGGCGTTGCGTTGGTTCTCATGGCAGTTCGTGCTTGTTGAGTTGCGGTTTGATGTGTGGTTCTGCGCGGCTGTAGATGCCGAACAGTTTGTAGTCAGTGCTCACTACCGCTCCCTTGGCACGGAACGCAATGTCTTGCACAAAGATACTGGGGCGCTTGTTGTGCGCCCAGTGGAACGGCGAGTCGGGATGGCATTTACATTTCATTTTTCTCTTTCAGTTTGGCTTCGATGGCTTGTGCGTAGTCGATGTCAGTGTTGGGGTTCCCGCCTAGTCTGCACTTCAAACCAAGCTCTCTGCCAATAGCCAGCACTTCCTCCTCCGTCAACCCCACCCACTCACGAAATACGGGAGAAGCTCTGAAGCACCTGTCAAAGTAGTCTTCGTACATCTTCTTTATTTCAGGGTGCATGGGCTTTTGCATAGGTTCTGCAACGGCTGCGGCTACAGCGGCTTTGCGCAGAGATGCTTCGCGCTCGATGCGGTTGAACTCTTCGTCTTCTTCAGTCATTTTTCTCTTTCAGTTTGGCTTCGATGGCTTTGGCAAACTCGGGCAGACAGACGGTTTTACACTCGTGCCGGTAGTCGTAGTACTTCGCCATGTCTTTTTCGATTTGCAGACACTCTGCCCTCGTCAACCCCACCCACCCACGCTTTGGCCATCCCGCAACCACATCCTGCCGCACAAGCATCGCGAACCTGCGTATCTCTGGCGTCACCTCTTTAATCTCGGCCTCGGCCCCAAGCCTGTCCAGCTTATCTATAAGTCGTTCAGTCATGTCTTCTCCTTGTTTAAATACCATTTCCACCTGCGTTCCTTGGCAATAATCAACAACGCGTGCTTGACGTAATCCTCAAGGACCATGCCCAGCTTCCGCACTACTGCAACTTCGGCGGCTGTCAGCACAATCTTGCCAACTTTGTTTTGCCCTCGTACTTTCCTCACATACATGGCGCACCTTCTGTGATGACCCACTGGGTCTTTGGTTTCTTGTGGTGAACACCCCACTTCAAGCGGTCTTTGGGGTGAGGGCAGTCGTCGGGCACAGGCACAGCAACCCACACCTTTTCGTACTGCCCACGCTTACCCATGCGCCAGCGATCAACGTAGGTATCAGGCATGACGCGCAGTGATGCCCTAATGTTGGCAACGTGAATGCCCGTGGCCTGCGCGATCTCATTGGGCGTCATACCGCTTGGATGCGCACGCAGCACGGTGCGTATTTTCTTTTGCCGCACGGGGGTCATGCTTGTTCTCCGTATCCGTTTAAGTCGCGGTGTAGGCCCGTCCATTGACAGTCAAGGCAGCGCGATGGCGAGTCATCGTCTTGCGTCTTCATGCTGTGGCAGTAGTGCTCAAGCGTGTTCGCCATGAATGTTTGCCAATGCTGAAGCGTTACCTGTTCGCTCATGCATTCGGGGCATCGTAGTTTGGTCATTTTTTATCCTTTGCATGCTTCTCGGCCACCAGTGCACGGATCGCGGCCATTGTGCGCTGGCGCTCGGCATCAGTCAGGTATCCGCCTGTGCCGGGGAACATTTGATTGCGCATGTCGCGCAAGAGCGAATCGTAAGCATCCACGCCGTAGCCCACTCTGATGGCTCTGTAACCAATGTAAGCCGCGCCCAAAATGGCAGCAGCGATGCACAGGTTTGTGACGGCAGCGCCCCCAAACTGTAGCCACAGGTACAGCATAGCCAAGCTGCCTGCTTCGTGGCCCACGCCTTGCAGTGTTTCGAGTATCAGTTTCAGTTTTTCAATGTCCATTTTTCTTCTCCAAAAGAATTGTGTAAATAACTTTGTTGCACCGGGTGCACTGATACCAGTAGCTACCGGGGTTGCGGTACTTGATGCCGAAGGTGGTCGGCTCCCAGCGGTGTTTGCACTCGGTCATGTGTTCCCCCTTGCTCGGATGGCGGCAGCAATACTTTCAGCGGTATCGCTGCTACATACGTCATATTTAACATCGTAGGCATCACACACCTTTGCACACACCTCACGCTCATCAGCACGGACAAGGGCTTCAAAGGTTTTGAGGCTGTCTAATGATGCGCCGTAATACCTTGGATTTTCCCGCGCTACGAACAAGCCAGCCTCACGGGCCATGTCTATCGTGTCTCTCATGTGTTCTTCTCCTTGAGTTTGGCTTCGACGGGCTTGCTTGATGGCGGTGATGGCTTTGCGCCCTTTCGACCAGTCCCAAAAACTGTTCGGATAAATGCTGTATTGGCGCTGTAAATCTTCCAACGCCTCCAGCGCCATGTCGAGTGCTTCGTCTTTGGTCATGTTCCCGAAGTCTGTTTCGGGAACATCCTGCACAGGTGCTGGCAGCATCGACTTCATGCTGCGAATCCACTCCTGAACAGGGCGGTCCTCATTGCACTGGCTCTTGTGTTGCTCGGCCAGCCAGTCGAGTGTTTGTTCTGGTGTCATAACCTTCTCCTTGCTTTGCATTTATCCTGCTCTGGTTGTGCCAACTCTTGGCAGTCTGTTGGGTTGTTCGTCCTCGGTGCGTACAGCAGCACCAGCACAGAAGCCACAGCCCAGATGGCAATGGCGATGTAGGTGTAGATGTGGGTCTTCATGCTTCCCTCGCTTTCAGCATGGCATTGGCTTGGCGGTACGCCGCCTCTGCGATGGCTTCTTCTGGCCATTCCATGGTGCTGGGCATAAGCCCCTGCAAAGCTTTTGCTGCAAAGTAGTCGCGCAGGGTCATACCGTCCGGGTTGACGTTTTCACCTTGGTGAACCCACTTTACGCCGGGAAACGCTGGCCCACCTGTGTTTGTATTGCTCATCTCAACCTCCAAAGATTTTGCGCAGCTCGTCGTACAGGGCACGCGCTTGCTTGATACTCAGGCTGTTGAGCAGTGTCTCTGCGTCCCATGCAGCGTTGATCTGAACCGGAGCTGCTTCGCGTGTTGTGGGCAGTGCTGCGATGCCTGCTGACGCAGGTGGGATCACCTCGCCTGTGCGCTTGCTGATGAGGACAACCTTCTTGCGCGTTGCTTGTTGCGCCTTTTCTTGCGCTACCTTGAGCGCCTTGCTGGACTTCAGCGGTGCGTACTCGTTGGTTGTGACGTACAGCAGGTGTGCGCTCTCACGCATCATGCCCTGCTTGAGCATCTGTCCGAGCAGTGATGACACAGAGCCGGACTTGTAGCCTTGCGCTTCGAGCGCCTTAGCCACCTCAACACGGGTCTTGCCGGGGTTGTCTCGCACGTAGTCAAACGTAGTGCGGCAGACGTTGTTGGTCACAGTGAAGTAGGCCTTGGCAGGTGCGGGTTCAGGTGTGTGTGCAGGTGCTGGCTCCCAATCGTTGAGTGCTTTCTCAAGTGCTGATTTGATGTCGGGCATGCGGTTCTCCTTAGATTATTTAAAGCGACGCAGGAAGGGGGTGAAGGCGTGTTCCTCGCGCACTGGCGGGGGTGGTGGCGGTGGTGGCGTGATGGACTCAGAGGGTGGGGTCCACCCATACTTGCGCCATAGGGCTTGCACATCAGCGCCTGACGTCCACTTGAAGTCGGGATGGCCCGCCGGTATCAACGGCATGGTTTTCTTTGGCTTGGTGCTCATAGTTTTCTCCTTGGAGTTGTGATTGTGTGTCTAGCGCTTGACAAAAGTCAATAGGTTTTTTCATTTTTTTCTAACTGTTGTATCTGCCACTCGATAATCTGTCTTCTGCGCCATGCTTGGTCTTCGTTTTGCAAGTCAGACGGGCAGTTACGCACCTGATGTGCGGGTCTGGTGTAGCGGTCACACAAGGCTTTCGCCTCGTGCAACTCCGCTTGCAGTTGCTCTAGTGTTTTCATTTCATTTCTCCTTCACCTACATCACAGAAGTCACAGCGGCGTTGCCACCACCAGACACGTACCTCACCACACTCACAGCACTTGGCCGTAATCAGTTTGCGTAAAAATTTCATACCAACTCCTTTGGTATTTCAATTTCGTCGCCTAATTTGCTGGCGACATAGCACCGCATAGCGGCGATCAGGGGTGTGGGGCCTGTGGCTTGATAGAGTCGTCCGATTGATACCGTCTTGGCCCTCCACGTACGTAGACCTGCCTTGTTTGTGTCTATCTCCCACCGCTCAATGATCGGGCCACCTTGTGACCAGTCGGTTGATGGTGCCCAGCGCCGTTCGTCCTCAAAAGAGTGCTTCTTACAAACACCAATATGGTCTGACCAGATAGAAACTTTTATAAACCCCTCACACTTCGCCACCGCCCAATCGAGGGCGGCTCCTGTCAGTTCTGATGTTTTCATGTCTCACTCCAGTAAAAGAAACACGGCCATGAAGATGGCCAACAATAGGAAGACCACACGCTCAGCTTTGTCGCTGACGATCTCGCGCCGTGTGGGGATGGGTTTGGCAGGGCCTTTGTACCTCATGTCAGTCTCCTTTCGATGCAAACTCTGCGATCAGTGCATCAAGCCATGCGTGGCGGTGCTCTTGGATGCGGTCTTTTGTGGCGTGGTCACAGAGGAAATAGTTGTTTACGCAACCCTTACTCTCAAGCCAGCTCTCTAGTGTGTACATCCCTTGAATCCGCGACTCAACGATTTCGGTGCATCGTTCAACGTCTCTGTCGGTTATGCGTTTGTTGTATGCGGACGCAGTGGTGATGGCGATGCAGATGAACTTCTCCTTGCTGGAGTACTGTACCTCGGTGAAGTCATTGGCCAAGTGTTGCTTGGCCCGCTTGAATACTTCAGATGTTTTCATACTTTCTCCTTGGGTTAGACGCACCAGCCGCAGCCGCCTACGGCGAACAGCGCGACGCACTTGTCTTGAATGTCGCGGTACTCCGCTTCGGTGATGCTGTACTTAGTCAGCACGCCTTCGGGGATGTCTGCGTGGGGGGTGAACTGATTGTCTGCACATGCCCAGTTTTCATCGTCCAGTGGCCCGTACTCATAGTCGAACGAACCCACATCCCCGTTGTCACCGAAGTCAGACTTGTCTCCTTGCACACCATTGACCTCAAAGGTCTTCGCCTCGCAAGGCAGTGCCCCGTAGGGCACGATGTTGATTGTCTTCATTTCACTCTCCTTGGGTTATGCCGCGTAGGACTGGTCGAATATCTCGGCCAGCACTGCGGTGGGGTCATACGTTGCACTGTTCTTGAG